GGGGCTTGGATAGTCCTCAGAAAGAATGCACGAGGATTCCCCCGAGGAAACATATTAGTACCTGATTCTTCTGGGTCATACATTAATCCTACGTGTTCAATAGTATTAATATCTCCAGTATCAAAAGCCATAAGGGTACGTCCTGCAGAGGACTGATCCATAGAGGGGGCTACTGGGCTAAACGCTAAGTTAATAGGATCCCCGGCTACGTTACTGTCTAGTGCCTCTACGATGTCACTGGCAAGAAAGGCTGACTTAGTAATAAAGCCATTAACCTTCCCTTTATCAATGCTAACGTCTGACTCCATGAACTCGTTAAACCTAGTTAGGGCAACGGGATCAGTTGTAATGCTTCCTGGGTTCTCAATAAATTGCTTCATGAGGTCGCCTTTTTTAGCAAACTCTCTAAGCTTACCCATAGTGAAGTTATCTACCAGGTATTTGTCAGAGTTAGTTCTAGTTCCAGGTAGTATCCAAGAGCCTAGTGCCCATAACATAGCTGTACGTTCAATTTCTACTGAAGGTTTACCTCTTCCGTTAAGAAAGGCAGTGAAAGTATCCCACTCGGATTTAGAGATTACAGAATCGGTGTCTGACTTCCTCTTTAATCCAGTTAGAACATAACTACGAGGAACACCTTCCATCGCTCCTTTGTGTATTCTAGGAGACTCTTGTTCATTTACATCTGCTGTGTCATTTGTTAGGCGATTACTGTTACCATGAGGATTAACATGGCGTTTAACAAAACCGTCAACCTGTTGAGCTGCAGCCAAATCTCTCTTAGCCTTAAGAACTTTGGACGGGGTCCTAGCGTCATCAAGTGGCAGCCCATCAACACCTTTGTCTGGTTCTAATTTAAGAGTTTTTATAATGTTGGCCAAAAGTCTTTCTTGGTCAGGATTAATATTTCCACCTGACCTTTTAAGCTTGTTAGCTTGATCATATACTCTGATCATGGTATCTACTGCAGCCAAAACCTGGGGATTAAACCTTACTGGACTTTGGCGATAGTCCTCTGCATATTGATAGGAAGCAGTAACCTTTTTAGAGCGAGAGCCAGCAGCTTTATCTACCTTAATCTTACGTAGGTTATAAGCACCAATAGAAGTGCCTGGTCTTTGACCATGAACTTTTACTGCCTTACGTCTAGGTAAAGGTTTATTTAGGGTAGTATTCTTGTCAGAAATTTCTCTCAGGTTGTAAGAAACATTTGCCCCCATTTCAGAGATCTGGTAACCCCGTACTGGTGCTGCCTTAGGGTCTATGATATTACCTTCTGGATCTTTGGGTTGGTAGAATACCTCTTCCAGAAGACCCGCACCCTTCAACATTTGGGCCTGAGAATTGCCCACCAAAGCAGGTTGATCTAGTGAATCAACGTCAACGCCCCTTACTCGAGCTAAGGAACTCTTAGTGTAGCCTGCAAGAATACCATCCAGCGTATCAGCAGAGATAATAACTCTGCCTGCCTCATCAACACTAGTATCTCCTGCTAAGAAGCCTAGTGTCGATAAACTGTCACTGTCTGCTGCCTCTACTGCATTGTCAATATCCGTCTGTCTTTCGCTCAACGCCGAAGAGATATTAACAAAAGAAAAGGTAGTTGCATTTACGGCCTCTACAGGTGATGTTTTAAATGACTTGGCTACCAGCTCTACAGGTGTAATAGATGCAGGTAAGATAGATTGTGGGTCTTTAATTTTATAGCGACCTTGAATACCTGCGTTTGCTACGTCCTTAGCTGTTCTGTAAAGAACACCAGTAGTGCCGGGCATTAAGTAACCTTCATAAGCCTCTTCAAATTGCTGCCTAGTTCTTTGTTTAAAACCAACAGCACCTTGTGCCCTCATCTCTTCCTCTGCTTGAAACTGTTCTTGTTGGGCTTGTTGTACTTCTGGGGTTGTGCCTTGCCTCCCTTGTTCAGTTAGTATTCTCTGACCTTGGCTTACATCTTGTGGATTAAAGATCCCGGGTTGAGGGGCATCTGAAGGTTGGTCAAGGCCCGCTTCATCCATAAATGGGCTTATAGGCACCACATTACTTCCTTGTGGTGCTGCATCAGCTTGGGGTAAGTTATCAAAGGGCTGTAAGGGGTCCACAACAGGGGCAACATCTTGTGTTGCTCCCTGCTGCATAGCTTGTAATTGAGACATAAGCATTTCAGGTGAGATACCTTGTGCTGCTATCTGTTGTAGTAATTCAGGAGATAACCCCGCTACCTCAGAGGGGCCTGGTTGAGGTGCCTCTACGTTTGGTGCGAAAGCGCCTGTGTTTATCGTTTTAGCCATTTTTACTCCTTGTCTATTGGTGCAAACCAATTCTTAAATACATTTGCGGGGGTAGCCTTCAGTATATTCCGACTTAGGCGAGAGTTATCATCTGCTAAAGCATCTGAAAACATACCTACTCCGTTATCTAGATAGGCTAGCTGAGGGGACTCCCCGATTATTGAATCGGTTATAGCACCTGCGGTAGTACCTAACAACTTATCTACTGAGTTACCTAGTGCTGAACTACTTCCATACAAAGGCATGAGTGCAGTAAGAGGTCTTTCTGCTGTACCTACAAGACCTGAACCGTACATAGTTCTTAAAAACTCCTTGAACGGAGGCAGATCATCATCCTCGTCTTTGCCCTTTAAAAGATCTTTAAGGTTTTGAGCAAAGTAAGTAAAGGCTATCATAGATGCCATAGTAGTTATGGCCTGTATTCTAGCTTTCGGTAAGCTGTTGGTAGAAAAAGCTTGTCCGTAAAGTATAGGTAGGATATTGGCAGTAAAAGTACTGATAAACCCTTGAAACATAGTAAACAAGCGTAGCCGTGGGTCTGAATAAAACTCAGGTCTATTGCCTTTAAATGGCTGTGCCACTCTTTGGTCTACAAATCTGTTTTTAGCTACTTCCAGCTGCTCAAGGTACTGTTCTGCTGTAATCGCGCGAGTTACTAGTTGTAACGGGCTGGGAACATTCATGTTATGATAATTCTCTTTGTAGTTTATCATAACATCAGGGTTAACCCCTAGATAGCTCAGGTTATTATGTGCCTCAGTATACAAGCGATTGTTGATACCTTTTTGTAACAATGCTTGGTCTACCCAGTGTTCAATCGCATCTTCTGCTAGCTGCAAACTAGTTGCACGCTGTATATTAGTTAAAGATGTAAGTCCATTAATTTTGAAAAACTTTTGAACAAACCTAGCCTGTGAAGGGCTAGAGTCTACACCTTGTCTGGCAGCAGCACCTTGAGTCTCAAGCAAGTAGCCCGCCTTTCTTAACTGTTCCCTATGCAAGTAAGATTGCATTGGTATTCTCCCGTTTGAAAGCGAGTTCAGTGCTTCATTAGATATGGCTACAAACTCCTTGGCTGCAGTTTGAGACATAACCCAAGCAGCCTCCAGTGGCTTAGGGCTACTGAATATTACTAAGGCCGATTCGGTAAGAGAAGATACTGCAGCAAGGGGTAGTGCAGCAACCATAGTCATAAATGATACATTGTTTAAGGCAGCATTGTAAGACGGATTATCTACACGGTTATACTCCCCTGCTATCTGGTCTAAAAAGTTAGAGAGGCCTTCAGCAAGTTCTGCCTTCTCAACATCATCAATTTCACCATTAGCTCGCATGAGGTCTAACGCCTTTGACAACTTGGATCCTCCAGCGCCAATATATTCCATGTTAGCTCTAGTATTGCCGAACTTAACTGCATTAGCCTGTATATTATCTGTGATGTCCGCATGTAAAAACTCATTAAAAGCTTTATTGTACTGCGCATAGCCCTTAGTATTACTCTTAGCTGACGCAGTGCTAGGCTTAGAAAGGTTTAGTAGCGAGTTTAGCGCGTCGTCGGGGTTAGTGTAATCTTCATTCTTAATTATTGATTGAGTGATATCAGCAGCAACCTCTGCAGTAACGCCCAGTTCTGCTTGTAGTATAGACATAAATTTTTTTTGATTACGATAGATATAATTCTTGTTAAAGGTTTTCTCTAAAAGGTTTACCTCTTTAATGCCTGTTTGTTGTCTTATGGCCAAGTTCTTCTCAAATATTGCACCAACCAAAGGCAGGAGCCTCGCATCTATCTTATTTTTATCCGCACTCTTGGCATTCATTTCATTTATGTCTGCTAACTTAGTCGCCCGTCTTAGTAGGTTATTAATCTGTTTTTGATAGGTACTAAAAGCCAAAGATAAGTCTTGGGAGTTTTTAAAGCCTAGACGACTTGGGCCTTCAATTGCATCAAGGTAGGGACTATCTAGATTATCTGCGGCGTACTGCCTCCGTGACTCCTCGTAATTCCTACCAGCACGGCCATTCTTACCTACCAAGGAGCTATATAACATAGACCCATACTTTCCAGACTTAAACCTCCCTAACTTATTTTCTAGTTGGCCTTTCCATAGAAAAGGAATAGCATCTGAAACATTGTCTACAAAAGACTTCTTGGTTTTTACCTTAGCCTTAGCTTGTAACTTCAAGTTAACACCAGTAGTGGGGTCTATTTCTCCGTTAACTGGAGGTGCTACTGGGGTAGTATCCATCTTTTCGATGGCTTGTTTCACATCCAGGGTATGTCCATAATCCTTTTTATCCTGATCGTTGGTTAACTGAATTGCTGTTTTTTCAGCTACTTCGTTGCCTTTTGTGATCTGTGATGACTTTATTCCTGCGGCAATCTCGGAGACACCAGTAAAGCCAGAACCTAGTACACCACCAGCTACCATAGCATTGAGTAATCTATTCTTAACTTGCTGTGGAGTTACCTCATTTCCTTCACCCCAAATAGCAAGAGCTTCTTGGGTGGCCTCAGTAATAGCTTCACCTGCCCCGCCCTTTGCTAAGTTGCCACTTATTTTCATGGACTTAGATAAGGCTCTACCTTGTGCAGAGAGGACGGTGGTAGTCTGATCCTTAATAGTTGAAGCAAGAAGAGACTCTGCTGCTTCTTCGGATATATTCTTTTGTGCAGCAATAGTAGTAACTGCATTCTTTCTACCGGAGGCGGTAAATAACTTTACTGGGTTTAGTCCCTTCACACCAATAATATCTAGTGCTCCTTGGAATACGCCTGAAGTTAAGGCTTTAGCTAAATCCTTTTCATCCTGTGCATCGTAGGTCATACCTGAGTACATAGCTGCGGGGATTGCAAGAGACGTGCCGTAGGTAAAGGGAGCGGCTGCTGTTGAAGCAATAGTCACTGCCATAAGAGGGGCGCTTGCTGCAGCGTTGCTAAACACATAGTTAGTAAATTCACCAATACCATCTAAGGTCCACTCACCGTTTTCGTCAAAAGCTGACATGTCCCTTAGTTGGGGTAGGTCTTCCATTTGTCTTTTTAGCCTAGCAGCGTGGTCCTCTCCCCACTGAGATAGTCCCTCAAGTCCAACTAAATCGCCCATCAATTGAGTAAAAGCATAGGCACCCACTTTGCCGTTACTCAGACCCATGCTTGCAGCATCATCAATCTGCCACCCAGTAGTTTCATTGATTATAGTGCGGTCAGATCTTTCCATTGCCACACCACGGAACATTCCGGGGGCCGCAGCATAGTGGGCTTCTGATGCAGCAGTATCTTTTAGTTGAAAAGGATCTCCACCTAAAGTAGCCATAGATGCTTCTATGAGGGAAGCCCTGCGTTTGTCGGCATCATTCTCTTGACCCTCAAACTTTCTTTGTGCTCTATCTAGTCCACCAATGTTAGTTACATCTAGCTCCTCTTGTGTGGCGTAACGAGAAGGATCAACTAGGCCTTGAGAAAGTAGTGTCTTGGTTGCGCTAGTACCTTCTTCGTTTAACAAGTCACCCAGGTCTCTACCAAAGGAGCCCTGCTCCCCTGACCGATAAGGTTGATTAAAACCTTGATCAATCAGGTTAGCAGTTTCACCTGTTTGAAGTATGCCTTTGATTTCACCCCCGGGAGCATAGTCTAGAGTATAAGGATCTATGTGGGGAGTCTCAGCAGCATCAATTCCTGAAAGCCTAATAACTCCCTGATCATCTTCAACAGTATCTGCATCGATTACTTGGATCCCACTCTTATTTATGCCTTCTTTTCCGAATCCACCAGCGGCTTCTAATCCCGCAACAGTAGATTTGAGTGTATCAATATATGACATCTTTATTCTCCTAGAATGGTTTTTCTATATTCTTTGTTAGCTAGAGTAGTATGTAAGAATACGTAAAACTCATTTTCATTTTTGTCAATTGACGCAGAAGGAAGGTTACCTTCTTTCTTGAGCGAGGCATAAGTCTGATAAAGCTTCCTAAAGTTAGTCTTAATAACACCTGGATCAGAATTAATATTACTAAGACTTTGCCAAATACCATTTGTTTTAGTTGCATCAATTTGACCTTTACCATCTGAAGTAAGCCAGGTTTGACCTGCACCCAGACTCGCAGAAGACATTATGGCTCTCTTAATATAGGGTGCTGCATTGTTTACATCCTTAACTCTACCACTTTTCATGTCGTCCCGCATATCTTCCATTGCAGTCATTAACACTACAGTGGCGTCTGATTGAACTCCTGGATCATTGAAGGTGTAGCCCATTTTGTCTTGCATAAAGTTTGCTGCAGCGGCGAAAGCAAGAGGTGCCTCTGTCCTGATATTATCATAATCCTTTCCTGAAAACATTTCATTTATACGAGGCTGTAGTGAGTTAGTAAAGGCTATAGCAGCAGCTTGTTCTCCTGCTGATGTGTTTACTGCTTTATCAAAGGGTTGTGTATTACCTCCCTTAGTGTTTACCCAACTAGCCAACTGGTCTTCAGTCATTTCTATAAATTCACCAGGTTTTCCCGTGGGTACTCGATAGACGTTATACTTGCCGATATTGTCTGGTCCAGAATCTACTTCAAAACCCTGTACAAATCTTAGACCCGGTATCCCTGTGATACCTAGTGTAGCACTCTGTCCTGTCCTAGGATATTTACCTTGTGTTCCGCTACCTGATTTCTTAAGAACATCCTCCAGTTTAGTTTGAACATAAGATCTGGCAGAAGCTTCAGTATACCCTGCGTCAACCAAGGCCTTGATGGTCTTGTTGTCTTTAGCCAGGGCTTCCTTTGTCTTAAGGTTTTTGGCATCACGTACTTCCGCTTGCTTAAGAACAGTAACACCTGCCCAGCGCATAGAGCCTTCATGTGAGGCTCCAGATAAACGAGACATAAGATAAAAACCAAGAGCACGAGTTAAGTCCTGTGTTTCTAAACCAAACAAAGCCTTAAATGTAGGTCCTAGCGTATTTGACAAAGTACCAGTATCAGACCCAGCATTATCTGCTAACAACTTTAGCTGCTCATCGGTAGGTTCTGGAACAGGTTTACCATCAGCAGTTGTTACTGCACCATTATTATTAGTAGTAAGTCCTGTTCCATTAGACACAGAGTCCATATCGTTAAGAACTTTTTCTCTGTTATCCATAGCAGGGTCTGCAGGGATTTGTGTTATAACAGGAGGAGGGACATCATTATTATTATTAGGTAATGTAGCGGCTACTTCTCCTGCTTTAGCTTCTTCAAGGGCTATTTGATCTGCAACTAACTTATTCTTAAGGCTGTTAATTTCTTCTTCAACAAAGTTACTATTACCAAGAGTAGTTGAAATACTTTCTAACCTTTTTATTTCTTGATTAGTATTATCAACAGCTTCTTGAGCAGAATATACCTTCAATTCTGCTGCATCCAAAGGTGCAAGTATAGGAGTTTGAAGATCAATAGGATCCATTACCGGAGAAGACATTTGGTCTTGCTCTTGACTCCTTTTAATTTCATTTAATTTTTGTTGTTCAATAGCGGCATCATCTCCTCTTGAAGCAAGAAAAGCTAAATCTGATTCACTTAACAAGTCATAGTCAGTAGTATCTACAGGAGCGAACCCAAGAGAACCATAACCTTCACTTCCTCCAATATTACGGGGATTAGGTACTTGTTGTATTGCAGGAACTATAGGATCATATCTTACTTGGTTTCCATCAACATTATATGCCATATTAGGTTGCAAATAAGGTTTCACTCTAGGATCTTCAATATAACTAAGTGGAACACGAGCACGACCATCATCACCCATAGCTACATCCATATTACGACCTGCAGTGTTTGTATTCCTGCGGGTAATTTCTTGACGAATAAGAGGAACCATAGATGGATTACGTTTGCTAAGAACTTGAAGGTCATTCATAGATAATTGAGTTAAGTCTAAACCGTTACCTAAAGGTGCCTGATCACCTGCAAAGCTAGCAGGAATTACTGGTAAGGCAGGGGCAGGAGCTATTGGGGGTACAACAGGATTAAAGGCAGACATATCTGCTCTGTTTTCTTGTGCAGCTTGAACCATTTGACCAAAACTGTTTTTAAATTGACCTTTAGGATAACCTAACATATCTCCGGGTTGAGGCACGTAAGCAGGAACAACGGGATTAAAAGCAGATCTATCAGCATTCATCTCATTAAATGCCTGAGATATTTGTTGGTCAGATAAACCTGAAAATCCCTGAGGCGAACCTCTCATGTCGTCCGGTACTGGCTCCATAACTTCGGGGTTAATTATAGGATAAAAATTAGAATCTATTTCCCTTTGTTCTGCTACTGCTATGTTTTTGTCTCTTTCCCCTATAGTATTTTCTCTAAGAAGATAAGCGTTTTGAGTTTCTTTACTATAAGATTTAAGCCATTCTGGTATAACTCCTGTAGTTCCATCTGCATACTGTTGAGGCATTACCTTCTGAGTACCTTGATTAAGCTTATCAAGGCGAAGAGGAATAACACCACCAGCAGGATTAAGAGGCACCTGTTGAATTGGAGGTTGGGGAGGAGGAACAGGCATAGCGCTTGCTTCCATTACTGCCTGTTCTATTGCAAGAGGTTGGGGTACTTGCTGAGAAATGGTGGATACTGCAGGAACCTCTTGTTGTTGAGGTCGCATTTGAGGACGAGGACTACTCATTACTTGAATAGGCTGAGAGCTAGCAGGCATATCAACACCATACATTGCAGTGTGTTGGGCTTTTGCATCTTCCCATCTTAATTCTGCCGGAGTTTTAGTTTGTCCGGAAGCAACGCCATTATGATGCCCTATTATTTTTTGAAGCCTATCACTAGTTAAATCAGGAGTATCAAGGTTACCTGTAAAATTTTTGTCGTCTAAATAAAGACTGGTAGCTTTCAACATTAAGTTTTTATCAGTGTCTAACAAATCAGGATTAGCAACTAAATCAACACCCAGCCTGTCACCTAGTTTTTTATACTTATCTTTACCTGTTATTTGAATAAGCCCTCTTCCTCGGTACTTATAACCATCTCCCGCCTCAGTATTTCCTAATTTATACTTGTTCGTGCGGGTAGCATCATCATAAACTATATTAAATATATCTTCTCCTGAAGCGTTTGCAGGTAAGGCATTTAGCCTTGTTAATCGGTTGGCCATTTTTGTATTTATTGGGATAGGCTTTTCGTTGGCATCTAAAATAATTTTGCCATCTTTGTCTTTTTTATAAGTAATAAAAGATTTAAGTGCTCCTTCTTTAGTATAGCCTTTTTCCACTGTGCCTGATTCTGCCTCTGCTTTTACTGTGGCCACAAAGGCAGCTGCCGTTGTAGGATCTCCATATGTAGCTTTAGCATACTTTCTAAGTTCACTCATTACAAGCTTACCTTTGCTATCAAATATCCTGTCTGCCCAATTTTCAGAAACATTTGGTTGTAATTGGCTAGCCATTATATCTACTCCTGTGACTGACGCATAGCTAACATAGCTTTCATTTCACTTTGCGACATCTTTTGTTCAAAAGCTTGTTGCTTTCTTTTTTCTTCTGCTTCAAAAGCTTTCTTCTTAAAAGACATATCTTGTAGCAACTTCATCTGTTCTCGTTTAGCTTTACCAGACAAAGGCCCTGCCATAGCAGTCATATCTACCTCAGCAGGCATACCTTCAGACATATCATTAGCAGCTCTACCTTCATTAACCATAGAGTTAATCATAGGTTTATTAGCAGGATTTTGAGCAGCGGCAGCAGGAATTACTGCTTCTCCGGGGGTAAGCATAGCGGGTACACTATCAGTACCTCCAGCGTAGGCCATGTTTGTAGTAGGTTTTACACCTGCTGTACCGTAGTTATACCTTTGTGCCAAAGGATCAGGCCCATAATCTATTTCAGGTACTTTGTTTGTACCGTTGTTAAAAAGAAAAGGTAAAGCCATAAGGGCAAAGGGTCCTGCAGCTGCCAACATAGGGGCCATTGCTGCCATACCTCCAGTAGTAGCCGCAGTGGTAGCAAGAGGAGCGGCAAGACTTGCGCCAGTACTTGCACTTAAAGCAGCAGCTTTTGCCGCCTCTGCAGCAGCAATCTGTGCAGCGGTTTGTCCACCAAGATTGGCCCCCAACTTAGCTATAGTAGGGCTTGCAGCGTTAGCCATAGCATTTGTACCTGAAGTCCAAGCTGCTTCTGCTACTTTAGGCGCAGCTTGACTCGCTATTGTAGATAAAGGACCAGGTCCATTATTTACTGTGGGCCCACCCTGTATTTGGCCTGCTCTGGGTACTCTGTTTTCTTCATCTAAAGGATTTCTTGCTAGAATGGGCATATCATTTACCCCCCTGTACTGCTTGTTGACCTGGCTGCGGTGTACCTGACAACAAAGAAGCAAGCCTACTTAGACCTTGATAGCTTGCATCCCCCTCTCTTTGTGCCTGTTCCTGTTGAGCACTACCTGCAGAGCCTAAATAATCCGATTCTTTACCTGCTAGATCTGACATGCCTGTTGTAGAGGACAAAAGGTTACCTGCACCTTGTGCCCTGGAGGCACGATCTGCTGCTTGAGCATCGTAATCAATTTGAGCAAGGGATCCTGCTAAATTAGCATCTCTTTCTTGACCTAACAAAGCAGCGCGAGCACCACCTACTTGCCCGGAAGAAGCTAGTTGAGCCCCTGTACCTGCAAAAGCACCTTGAGCATCACGTATAGCCTTAGTTCTTAAGGCTTCGGTACTAGCTGGACTGAAGGCTCCTTGACCTAATGCTTGATCTTGCATTACGCTTTGACTTGTACCTCCAAGGTTATACTGATCTCCTGCCTTCTTGGATGCACCTTCAAGAGAACTGATAGCCCCTAACTGATTTTCATTCATTCCTTCTACATTACTAAGGCCACCTGACTCGTAAGCTTCAGTTGCTGCTCCAGCGGCCTTTTCTATAAAAGGTCTGTACCAGTCTGGAATAGTTTCTACTGTTTGTGGTGTATTACCGCCGCCACCTTTAAATGTCATAAGTCCAGAGGATCTAGGGTGTAGGTGACGCATAGGCGAGAAAGGGTTATATAAACTATTACTCATTTTTTAACTCCATTGAGTGTACCACGTACACCTCTTTGTATTTTTCGTTTTGAGCTCCTTCTAATTTGTTAAGAACTCTAGACCAGCCTTTTCTACCATACATTTCAATGCGTCTGCATCCTATACTTCTAGCATAATCTTCTATAGTATGATGGGCCTCTTTATAGGTGTCCCATCTGCCACCATTAATTCCTGTCGTAGTTATAAGATGAAGAGATTTGTGGGTAGCATAAGTATTAATTTTAGTTATACTTATATTTACAATTTTCTCTTCATCCTGAACTGCCCAGCACTGATAGTGTTCTGGGTCTTGTAACCATGTAAGGTAATCGTAAGTAGTAGACTCACCGACACTACTTTTAAGTGCGCTAGCTATAGCAGATTCTATTGTCCGCCAATGTTCTACAACTTGTTTAGGTGTCAGTAAAATTACTTGCATTGTTAACCTTTCACTTAGATTTATGGGTTGTTTTCTAGAACTTCAACCCTATTGATTAATTCTTGTACTGTAGTATTTAATTCTTGTAATGTAGTATTTAGAGATTGAATCTTTGTGTCCTGTACTTTTAAAGCCTCTATAAGTAGAGCAACTAGAGGGCCATACCTCACTCTTTTACTGATTTGGGTAGAGCTAATGAGTTCTGGGAATATTAGTTCCAAGTCTTCAACAAGTAAACCTATATCTTTTTTCTTATCACCTGTCCGGTAGTTGTAAGTATACCCAGTTAAAGCTTTAACCTTATCTATAGGATCGGTGATTTCTTGAAGATTTTCTTTCTTATCACGCTCTGATGTAACAGTGTCAATAATATCACGTACATCATGCCCTTCATACAAGTTAAAGAATTCAGCCGCACAGACAGCACCTTGACCACCTGCAGTACCATTGATCTGTGGTACACCTGATACAGAAATAGTACCCCCTGCACCCGCAGCACCAACAGATGTGGCTGTTAAAACACCATCTGTAGTTGCATCCCTTAGGTCAAGTATGACTGTTATGGATTGTCCTGCAATACCACCTGGTGTATATAATGTTGGACCCTTTTGCGCTGAAGTTTTATCGCCGGTCTGAGAACCACCGCCACCACCAGAGCCGTAGCTTGGCGGAACTGTAGGTGAAGTTGGGGCGGTCATTGAAGAGATGAGTGGTGCGTTGTCATCTCCAGCGCGAGTTAACGCACCTATGCCACCGTTTCCACCAGCACCAAAAGGACCTGCTCCTCCTGGAAGACCCCCAAGAAGTCTAGCACCATTCCCAGAAACATAACCCCCTCCAGAAATCTGCGCTGGGGCTGCACCACCAGTAGCGGTCCAAGTTCTTGTACCAGAGTATCCCGAAGCACCTGTTAGAGTAGCGGTGGTAGAACCTCCCGCACTCCCTGCAGTTCCATAAGTAAAACTTCCGTAATAGTAACCACCAGCAGACCCACCACTTCCTGCTCCAACAACAACAACTTCCCAAATAAAACCCTTTGTTAAGGTAACTGTATCATTAGAAGCATCCAGTGTTGTGACAATATTTGTATCAGTTGGATCCATGGCTACACGATTATACGTAATAGGCTCAAATATTTTCAAACCTTCTACATCACTATGGATTATTGCCTGCAGTGTTGAATCTTGCAGAGCACCAGAAGGCCCTGTTGTAGAACTGTCTACAAGAGATGTCATTGAAAGTTGAAAACCATCTGCGGATGTACCATTAGTAGATGTACGTCCAATAAAAAAGCCATTGTCAGTAAAATCACTATCGCTTGTTCGACCAGCAAGGAACGCACTTTCAGCACCACTTAAAGACAAGTACTCATCGATGTTTAGCTTATTGGTTGTGATAGTTCCTGTAGCAATATTACCACCATCTATAGATGTAAGAGTACTACCGTCTACTGCAAAAGCAGAATCTACTTCGCTAAAAGTAACTAATCCAGAAAAGGATATACCTTTTGTGGGAGTAGAGCCTGTAGCAGCAGTGCTACCAAAAGGGGCAGTTGTGGCTATGAATACTAAAGTTGATTCGTATACTACATAATCGCTTGTTGCTACCTGAGTTGGCGGGGTTCTAGACCATCCAGTAGTTATACTATTGAGTGCGCCAGTAGACCAGGTTATAGTTGCGCCGGGTGCATTAGGGACGGGATCAGTATCTAGCACTGATTTATAAAGTTTTAACTCTGCAAATCGAGGAGCATCACTACCGGGAGTACCATTACTACCTGAAGATGCAGCAGGGTTTGAAACCCAAGAGCCATTATTAGCCCAGCTACCTGTACCTTCTGTTTGAACCAATAAAGCAGAGGCTACGTAAATTGATTGTCCTGCTGAAGGGACAGTAGCATTTGCTGTCCAAGATCCTGTATTTACCGCAATACCTGTTGTGGTATTAAAACCTGCAGTAGAAGCAGGAACAGCTGGGGACGAAGTTCCATTTTGGAATAAGTAAATAGTTTTATAAATATCAGCATCAGTCCCATCGGCTCCTTTAATTAGAGACCAAGTATAATCACTAGGAGTAGTACTTTCTGTAGGGGTAGTCTTGTTAAACGCAAAGCCAATATAACTTTTCCCTACTGATGAATCACTAAGGCCGGAAGTACCTGTAGAATTATCAGCATATTTAACCCAAGTGTAAGTTGTAACACCATCTGTAGCTATTAACAAATTAAACACAGTACTGGCGGTAGGAGGAGTTGGTGCTAAGTCTGCTCTGTGTAACACATCATAGAAGTAAGTCCTACTGCCCTGAGTAGTACTAATACTGCCGCCAGTACTTAAAGTAGAGTAATAACGAGTAAAAGTCTGACCATCTTCTACGTCAGCTATTGCAATATAACCCGTAATTGTTGGCATAAGTTATCTCCTTAAAATGAAATTTCGCAGGTTACTTGTCGAGAGGACCCGTCGGGTACATCTCCTGCCGACACTTTAACACTAGCGCTTGTAGTTCCCTGCCCCGAACCTTGAGTAGCAGACGGAGTAAAAGTAGCACCATTTAGCTTCCATAAGTAAGTTATTCCTGAAGTGATTTCTGTACCACCTCGATATAGTCTTGCAGTAAGGTTAGCAGTACCTGAGTTATTTTTAAATACAGTAGCGTTTGTTGTTTCAATAACAACTTGATATCCACCTTCTGCGTCTCTTAATTTAACGATAGACACTTGATCTATACGATTAGTATCTCTAGTTACCCTGTAAGTAACTACATTATCTGTACCTGCAACCGATTGATACTCAGCTGGAGTAATCGTTAAACTTTGATTATTAGTACCACTTACAGTGCCTTGCCCTGAACCGATAGCTACAAAAGAACCCGAGTATCCCGCCCGGTAAGACCATGATCCCCCGGCATCTCCGGTATCAAAGTTTTGATAATCAGCTTCAATAACAATATCTGTTTCACCAGTTTTAGGATTAGTTGCGCCAAATTCATAAAGCATAGTTTGTCTGCTTGGTGTAATACGTACAACTTTAGCAGAACCGCCTCGGGCCTTAGCTAGACTAATAATTCTATTATAAGGAATAAGAGTTCCTGATATATTTACAATAACAGGAACTACAATAAGAGCTGAGTCTGGATTTGACTCTCCTGCATCAGCAAAGCCAGCACTTCCTGCTGTATCTGATACTGTTAATCTAGCTTGGCTGTTGACGGAAGCAACAGAGGTAGTAAGACCTGCTACAGTTGTAATTGAACCTATAGCATACTCGTCGGTACCAGGAGAAGTTCCTGTTACATAAGTATGTTGGGTAGTACCTGCATAAACAGCTACATCTGAGGAAAAACCAGATAAGCTTGGGACTCCACCGTCAGGGTCTGCAGTAAATGTGTGTGATTCGTTAGTGAAGACGATAGTTGCGCCTGTAACACCATCAACGAGATCCGCAATGGTAATATTACCTGTAATTGTAGGCATTATGTTCTCCTATGTATATGTTAATTCGCAAGTAAAGGCATCTTCACCTTGGTCTGCAATATCTGTTGCGTCAATAAGTAAAGCACGAGAGGTCGGGCCAGTGTCCGTTCTTTGTACTGTACTTGAGGTGAAGTTGGCACTACCGTTTTTACGCCATACGTAGGTGTACTCTAAATGGGAATCATAATTTCTTGCTAAGTTATCGATATATAAAGTAGCAACCAAGGCCTTTACACTGCCTGAGTTATTCCTGAAGTTATTTGCGGTACTAGGCCAACCAGAGGGGTCTGTTCCTACCGCTCCTGGTGTAACACAGTTTATTCCAATCGTGTGAGTCTCACTTACTTTAGACTTTTCCCACAGTGTACCTGTAAATATCCAAATACTGTCGGTATCATGAGAATATATAATATCTCCTAAAGATCCAGTTTCATTAGGTGCAGGATCTAAGTCTCTTACATATAAAGATGTGTTACCTCCTAGCTGAGATATAATACTGTTAAGAGCATCTCGGGTAGCTTTATCTCTAATGCTACTGGGGATAAATATATTAGCCATTAACGTTTACCTCCAGTAGAGACCTCTACATCAAACCCAGTTATCTTAGGGTTGATAGTGCTGTTCATTGAAAGCTCAATATCGTAGTACCTACCATTTAGTCGGTAGTCTTCTTTATGTTTAGTGCTGGGATTAAATGTTCTAGAAGAACTATCTGAGCTAGAAACTGCTATTTGATCACTGTCTTTTACTACCGAGTTTGCCATAACAGAGTTTTTAGATACTACTGCGCACCTAAAACTCGCCTCTCCTTTAGGGTATACTGAAGATATCTTTTTAGTTACTGTTTCATCACCCAAGTTGTTATCTAAAAATTGTACCCAACCTGAGCTTACATAAGTACCGCCTGCCCGTTCATCTCCTAGCTGAAATATCCCTGCTTTACCCCAAGCAAAAATAAGGACCTTACCATTAAGTTCACTTTCAGTTATATTTCTAACTCCGTCAGTGCCTACTGTAGGTAAATCTCTTTTGTACCAGGTATTGTTTTTATAATTGTAACAAAAGGCTTTGTCACAGCCAGTAGTATTTCCAGTACGATTAATTGAACTATAACACACCCATACCTCTTTGTCTGATGCATGATGAAAAACAAAGGCTCTATCTCTTGCAGCAGGGTCTACGTCTGTGTATAAAGACCCTTCAATACGGCCCCTAGAAATATTTTCTTTATTAGGCCCACCATCATGTAAGTATATTCCGTAGTTACCCACTACAAAGTGTCTACCATTACCAATGTCTGCAAAGCAACCTGGACTATATAATCCATCATCATCAAAAAGAAGCCTACCAACTAAATAGAGAGGGTTTCCTGAGTCTTGATACTGTAAAACAGCATCCTCTTTATATACAATTAAATACTCACCTAGTTCAGCGGCATCAAGTATTTCTCCAACTGACTCAGTAACAATATCATCTCCTGCAGAGTTTGTTGATCTTGCCACAAAATCAATTCCACTTAGAGTACCTAGAGCGGTGATTGGTGTGGACCAGATTAAAGAAACATTACCTAAATTTTCTGAACCGGTATAAGAACCGTCACCATTTAATGCAATAATACGATTGTTATAAGTTAATAACCTTTGAGCAGTAGTGCCTGCAATCCATCCAGTTAAGGGGAAGGCTGCATAATTATTTAACTGCCCAGTAAGGCTTGCATCATTGTCAATATCTATTTGAGTTATTCTACGTAACTCTCGAGGGGCAGAAGCCCCGTCATTTGCTATAACAATATCATTAAACGAAAAAAGGTCAATATTAAACCTGGCGTTATCGTCTAAAGGAGTGACTGCAGTAGACCCTGTTATGGATGTAGATCCTGAGTCAGTTATATCTTCTACTATCTGGAAAGTTAAGTTCAACCCATCAGAGTCTGTTTCATAGAGATAAACAAAGTTAAGTGTATCTTCTCCCGTAGGAGTCCACTGAGTCATAGCGTAAATGTTTCTAGGGTTGGCACCAGTATTAACTGCGTACCCACCTCCAATATTATTAGCATTATCTGTTCTGGTCATATCGAAAACACCTTGAAGGGAGCCATCGAAAGGCCGCATATTAAGCCCTCTAGCGAAGGTAGTAAGGCTTTGCTTTTGAGCGGGGGTATCTGAGTTTAAGCCCCCAATACCTACCTCCCCTAATTCTATTCTGGGCATATTATTCTTCCTCCAAGTTAATTCCTAATTGTTTATACTTTCTTCGAGCACACCTTAATCGAAATGCTCGAAGCCTTGCATTAACTCTTCTTTTTCTTTTCCAAGGTCTAGCAACCTCTTGGCTATCAGATCTCGCAACCACCTGCTGTGCAAGCGAGGGTCTGCGCACCTTCTGTATTGTCTTCCTGCTCATATATTGAGAGTTCATTCCAGTTGATTGACGATGGAAATTCTGAGAGTGCTGCATTATATTCCTTTTCAGAAACAGGCTGATAAGGTGCTTGCTCATACGAATGCTCGGAGTAAGGCAAGAACGATACACCTGTAAGGTGATCGAAATTATCATATACCCAGGCTCCCACTTCTAACCACTCATCTTCTTTCACATACACAGTAATAGATACAGAGTGTTCTGCCCAGTTCTGTTTTAATTTCAACCATAATTTCAATTGCTCAATAGCACTAAGATCATCTGCCATAATAGAGCCTTGTGGGCTTGCAATGGGGAAAGAGAATACAGTAGTACTATCTGGTTTCATAAAACAAGGTTCACTAGGAACCCCCGAAGTTTTCATAAAGTCAGTAAGAGGATCTTTATTATCTCCACGTACTGTTCTAATGTAGTGTTTAGCAAAGCGACCATGAATACCAGAAGAACTGTTAACCAGTTGACTTACAGTACCCGAAGGTTTAATTGTAGTAATAGCTGTTGAGGCAGGAATGTTAAGCTTGTGTGCCCACTCTTCGTTAATCTCTACAGCGTAATCACGTAGTTCTTTAATTTGATCTTCAGTAGCATTAATAATAGCAGGACAATCACATACCCCAGTAAGGGATACCCCTAACAAACGTTCTTCTTCTGTATTTATTTTCCAAATACTACGAAGGTAAGGGAAGTTAGTTAAGGTAGATTGAAGTGTGCCAAGGATAGTTGCCACTCGAATTTTATTTTTAATTGTATCAAGAGTATCTTCTGATCGAAGTACTACCTCTGTTAGGTTACAGAACTGATTTGATCTGAGAGCAATCTCTGCACACGGGTTGGTCCCATGAATTTTATCAGAGTCTCTACGATCAGGAGCACTCTTTTGTGCACCATACCTACTGTAGATACCTCGTTCACCTGACTTAGATTCAATAAGCGCTGTCCACTCTTTAATGAATGTAAGTGAATCAGGTTTCTGTAGGTATACAGCAGAGTTATTAGCAAGAGCACGATGAGAACTTCCTTCCCACCATTGCCCTGACTTAGCGTTCTGCATCGAGTGGTCACCAAGATCACTTAAAGATATCATAGCAGATCTACGTACACCACCTACCACTACAATCTCACCAATCTTACACATAAGATCGTGACACTCCAGTGGAGTTAGTTTGCGTCCTGCTGCCTTCTTGAATAAATTCGTAGTAAACTCAAGTAGTTCTTTAAGTGGCTCGGGACCACTCGCACGTCCTCCCATTGTTTTTAGCTTAGCACCTGCTGGTCTAACTTTAGAGTAATCAAAAGAATGTACTCTTCCCAGATAGAGGTCAGCAATATGTTTACGAAGTGCTTTAGACCACCCTTCTTTAGAGTCCTCAATAGAGATTACTCGGCCAGAAAGTTCAAAGTGATCATTAACAATGGGTAGCTTATTAACATCAATAGCTTCCACAGAAAAGCCAACACCCGTACCACACATAAGGATATACATAGCCTCATCAAATGCACGGGAAGTATCCACCTTAAGGTAGGAACAGTTATAACCTGTAATATTATTACGTTCAAGAGCAGGGCCACTAGCCCACATAGCTCTCATGGATGGCATGGTACCGAGAGAAGAAATAGAAGAAGTTAACTCCTTGTATAGCTTATCACTTATCATACCCTTCCAAGTAGACATATAACGATTAACTGTTTCATCCCAGGTTTCTCTACGTTGTTCTGTTTCTAACCAACGAGAGTAACGAGAAAGGTGAATAAATGTTTGGTAGTCTGTGGTCATCTGTGTTTCTCCTTAGATAACTAAGTTATACCTGTGTTTCCTTAAGTATAACTTATATAATATATAATAGTAGGGAAGGAGGGTTTCTCCTTTTAATAGGGGACTATGCCGCCTCTTCTGCTTCAGGAACCTCTAAATCTTCCTCCAACATTTTAGCAAAGGTATCTCGACCAACTTGTAATTGATCTAAGTTAAATCTAGTAGAACCGATCTTACGATCTAAGTCAGATAGGTGGCTAATTAGCATCTTTTGCTTATCAGTAAGTTGGTCTGCAGTGTATTCTTTGTCGTTAATAGTAATGGATTGTGTTTGTTTCTTTTCCATTTTATTCTCCTTTAAGTTATTAGTCGGCCGTATAAACCGACATATCTACATTGGTGGGGGCGTACTCAGTAAAAACTGTGTCCTCTATTCTGACTATAACATTAACCTGCAAGAAAACTGCGTATGATGCACGATGTTGAGCAACTTTTGCAGTCACCTCAGAAGAAGTCAAACCAAAGTCCACATCTGAGTGTTTAACAGACGCGACACTATAGAATTTTGTTGTGTCTAGGCTGTTTATCTCGCTGTCTGTTAATGTATTTACTGGGATTGACCAGCCAGTAGCAGCGCTCCCTGAAAGCTCTTTAACAACTACCCAATCGGTAGGGTTGTTATCGAGTCGTGACTTTGTGTTTAAAACTGCGGTATTGGCTAGAGCCTCAGTTTCGTAATCAGTCCCACAATATTGCCAAATTGTAGTCATCTAATTTACCCCGCTCCAAAGAGATTGATTTCTGACATAATTAACATTTATAACTGCCTTGAAGTCAGTATTAGTTGGCGTGAAGCCCGCGTGTTCTGTATCTGCCGTAAACTCTACATACCTATTTTCCAACGGCTCGACCTTGGTGCCATCTCTGAACTCAGTGTATCCGTTGTTTTCGTTTAGGTATAGGATTCCAGTGTAACTGTAACCTGGTATTCTTAACCCTTCTCCAATGTCTACATGAAATCCGCCACACTTGTGCTCTTCTGTTCTGAAATTCAAATTTGCCTTAATTCTTTGCCATGACAATACATCTAACTTATCTAGAAACGGCTGCATGATGTGATGAAGGTTGTTATAGTCCATAGGAGTCATACACATTTGAGCATTGTAAGTGTCGTTTGTGCTCAAAATTCTAGACAACCTCCACGCGTCCATTTCATTAGATAGTAGAGTGTCCCTTATGAGATCAAAAGCAAATTGCGGTAAGAAATTGTCGTGAATTTGCATTAAGAACTCCCGTATATGGTGCCGTTATTTGCGCCAAGTGTATATGAACCTGTGATAGCCGCACCAGCAGCACCGCCGCTTCGTGCGTCTACGCCGGAACCAGGGTTGCCAGCCGCACCCCAGTTGCCACCTATGCCACCACGCGCGCTAATTCCACCGCCAGTTGCGCTAACCCCGGCTGTATTGTTAAATGGTTGTCTACCTCCACCAGCAGCCGCGCCGTATGCACCGCCGCCATCTTGACTTTGAAGGCCGCCGCCACCGCCCCCGCCGCCGCCGCCAGTTGCGTTTGAGCCGCCACCGGCAAAATTTCCGTTTGCGCCTAGGCTGCCAATAGCGCCACCTGCACCGGACCCATATCCGCTACCGTTGCCGCCGCCAGAACCACCACCGCCGTGGGCTCTGTCGTTATCGGTGCTGTCCTTAACGCCACCGCCGCCTCCGCCGCCGCCAGCGATAATTCCAGAAGAGTTGTTAATAAGTGTTACGCCTGATGCAGTGATGTTTAACGCAGGTCCAGCAGCGCCGCCATTATAGTTTGACCCATTACCACCTTTCCCAATAATGTAACCACTGTTTCTTATCGTGCAGTTTGCTACATTAGCGAGTAAGCCGGGGTTTGCTGTGCTGTTAGCCCACAAGTACACACCTGAGTTTACAGTGACATCAACAGCCTCCGAGCCGTCCCACCCAGCCGCTGTTGCCAGTGTGGACAGGTTAGCCTCCTGCATGTTAGAAGATATCGTAAAGGTGAACGCATTAGCCCTACCATAGCCGTCAGCCATTTCTATCTCGCCTGACGCAATACCAAACAACCCACGAACAGCCGAGCCGCCCATGTCAATCTGAGCCGTACCACTGTTTCCAAGCTCCACATTAACGTCATTGAGTGATATTTGACCTGATGTTTGTAATGCCATATTACTGACCTCTCAATTCTTCTATCTCTGCTTTCAGTTCTTTTATCGCTTCTACAAGCAAGCCAATAAGCTGGTCATATTGAACAGTCTTATATTCGGTTTTGTCATCTTCACCCATCTTGAGCGGCAATGTGCTTTCAGTGATTGCGCTGGGCAGAATCTTTTCAACCTCTTGTGCAATAACACCAGCGGATTTTTTACCGTCAGTAGTGTATGTGAAGGTGTAACCATTGATCTGGTCAACCTTGTCCAAGGCGCTGTCAATCTTAACAATGTCAGTCTTGAGGCGTTTATCTGAGATTGTTGTAGAGTAAGCAATGACGTTGCCTTCAACGTGTAGGTCTCCGGTGTTGTAGAGGCGCATATCAACAGCACTATCAAGAACCCAGTCTATGTAAGTGCCAGACCCAGTTATAGAGGGTGTAGTGATACCTGTTGTTCCAATACCTGTTGTTCCATTTAATGTAATAGCCATTAGCTGGTCTCCTTGGGAAACTCAGCTTTAATAGCTAAGATAGCGTCTTTATATGTTGTGGTACCGTTGATAGCATCATCAGAAATTAGTTCTAATTGATTTAAGGCATTGTATTTAACCTTTCTGTCACGTTGGTATTTTGTAGCGTCGTATTCTGCTTTTAACTCTGTCGCTTTGATAGTAACCTCTACCATTTGTTCATCAGTTAATTTACCTGTAGAAATGTAAATGTCAGCACTATCAGGTTCTTGTGAGCAGTCACCATATAGGATGCTTGCTGCTTGTAATAAATCTAAACTCATGTTATGCTCCTATCTCTGTAATGATTATTTCTGATGTGCCTTTTTCGTAGGCGTCTGAGCTAATGGCAAAACACCTATTAGTCCACATTGTTTTTGCACCATTTGAATCAGCAACAAGGCGGAAGGTTATTGCAGTCCCGACCACTGACGATGTAGATACCAGTGTTGATATGTTACAGTTTTCTAGTGTTGAGGAGTTGTTGTCAGCTATGTAACTTTGCACAGGTGAGCCAAGGCCATAACCCCGACCCTGACTATTCATATTTACTCTCGTTCCATCCATTTGAATATTAAAACAAACATCCCATGCACTACTAACTTCTCCAACCCAGCGAACTGTTACTAAGAACTTGCTATTTGCACCAAGAGGTGTGATAGCTTTTGATATTCCATTTACAACTACATCCGTCGTAGATACTGTCTGTGAGGCTTGTGTGGCAGTAAGATAACTAACAACCTGCAAAACCTTACCCCCACCAGGAAGATTAGTTAGAGCAGCACCACTGATAGCAGGCAAAGCACCAGTAAGATTAGATGCGGCTAAAGCGCCAGAAAAGGCTGTGGCTGAGAGAGTGCCAGTTATAGTTAAGCCTTCGGGGAACGTAGGCCCGCCATTGCCGGCCTCGTTCGTGATATTATTTACTTTCATAGTACTCATACTACACCTCCGGGCTTAGTAGGCCACGTCACATTGTGTGGGAACCCAGCTTGTGTTGTAATGTTCAACAAGGCGGTACGATATTATTTACTTTCATAGTACTCATACTACACCTCCGGGCTTAGTAGGCCACGTCACATTGTGTGGGAACCCAGCTTGTGTTGTAATGTTCAACAAGGCGGTACGATATGATGACCACTCTGCTTGCTGTGCTTCGCTCATCTCTGCCCAGCGCAAAGGGTTAGACACAATAGGATCAACTACTGTGGCTAAGATGTTGTCACGCTCTGCACGAACCCCTTCAGCTGCGTCTGCATCTAGCTCTGCCTGTGTAGGCGGAACATATGCTGCGAAGTCTGTGTTGATCAGGGCCATGACTGCACCATTGTCAATCGTGGTGTCTGTATCAGTTGAGTCAAGAGTGTAAGGTATCCAACCGTACTGTGGGTGGTTAATCTCTACGTTCATGCGGAGGTTGTCAGCTTGAAGTGATGCCGCATTGCGGAATTCTGTTATTGTAATGCTCATTATGAAATCCTCACAAAAAGTACCTGCCGCATGTAGCTGCCAGTCGAATAAGCGTTTGCACGTCCCATCGCACGCCACGTCCCACTTAAAGTGTTTCCGCCTTTGACGAGCTGAAAGGACGGGGCCATAGTATCATCTGCAGTACCCGTCGAGTACCACATCCACGCCGTTGGCTGGATACCACTTCCTGCATGTGTACTATTTTCTACAATGCCGGTGGTCGTCATAAATCCATGAACATAAGTCCCAACAGCCCCGTAGTCTGTACTAGCGCCAACACCCGTTAAGGCAGAACCATCAATAGCTGGTAAGGCTCCTGTAAGTTTATTAGATGCTAGTGAGCTTGAGTCATTAAGCAACACACCAGTGCTGTCTGGAAGTGTCAACGTACGGCTGGTGTTAGAGCCGGGTGACGCAAGAGAGAAGGTACCCGACCCTGATGAGTTGGGCTGTATTTTTATTGTACTCATATCAAACCACCGTCCATGTTTCGCCAGCGCCCACTGTCACAGTGACGCCAGAATTGATTGTAATTGGGCCAGCCGACATTGCGTTCTTCCCATTTGTAATTGTGTAGTTAGAAGTAACATTCTGACCGTTCTCGTAGAAGATGTCGTCGTTGCCACCACCAGTTGCACCCGCTGCAATACCTGTCAAGCTAGAGCCATCGCCGTGAAAGCTGGGCGCATGGATAGGCTCAGTAGAGGTGATCTGTGCGTTGTTAACCTCAAGACGCTCTGCTCCACCAGTAACAACACGCCAGTGGTCTTCTGCGTGGAACGAAATGTAGGTGTTGGTGTCACCAGAGTGTATTATCTCACCCGCAACATATAAAGCGTTAAACGTAGCGTTACTATTAGTGTTTAGTGGTTGGTTGGCTGTATATGTGGTGTATCCATTAGGGTTGCTTGCAGGGTAGTAGTAGCTGCCATGTTGCCCATCAAGCAAGTCTGCATCCAGACCAGAACTTGCGCCGTCATTGCCAGCGTGCCATGCGGTGTTGCCAGCAATATTTACGCCGCCACTAACCGTTTCTAGTACAACAGCACTATCGTAGTATAGTCTTACATACGGCGTTGCTACATCATTGTGCATAGAGATGAGGTTATGGTTTACACCTCCTGTACCTTCACCTTGCCAATAGAAACTACCAGCAGCATGTAGGTAGTTACGGAAATATGTATTAGTGCCGTCATGCCACATTCTGAAGTCATCTGAGGCACCTAAACGTAGATAATCGTTATCCGAAAGATCAACAGCACCACGAACACTTAGAGTGCTATCAACCGTAAGACTGGTAAACCGTCCATTACTCCACGTATATGAAGAGTTACCTACTACACCTGTATTGTCTGTGGGGGGCAGTACATCTGTAGCAATCAGATCGCCACCTACAGTAAAATTACCAGAAGCGCTAGAATGGTTATGACTGTCATCCGCTACAGCAACACTAAGTGTAGCATTGGCGCTACCGTCCCAAGAGACAGACCCTGATGCGTCACCGCTTAGGGAGAGTGTACGGGCTGTGGTCCATTTAGATGCTGTACTTGCGTTCCCTGATAGCGCACCAACGAATGTTGCAGCTTGCACAGAGGCATTATTAGTACCTCCATCCGAGTCAAAATGAAAGCGCCCTACACCGTTTGCATCATCGTAGCGTATGTAGTCGTTGTTAGCGAACTTAATACGATTTCCGCTTCCTATTGTTAAGTTAGCGGTGGTGAGCGTACCAGTAATGGTATCGCCAGTGACGTTCACAAAGCGGCTGTCTGCCTCTGACTCAGTATAGTAGCGATCATCATGAGTATGGCTTGCTGGAGCAAAGGCGCTTGCATGGTTACCGTCCAAAAGATCAGCATCTAAGCCTGAGCCAGAACCGTCGTTACCTGAGTGCCATATCTCGTTCCAACCAGTCCAAGAATTACTGTAGCGGTAGCGAAAGTATGGGCCATTTGAACTATTATAAGGAATGGCAAACTGAGTCATATTCCCAGAGCCATCCTTGGCGTTATACTCAAAGCTAAAGGGATGGTAATAACCAGAACCAGAAGGTCCGTTAGTGTGT